AACCGTAAAAACTACAAAAAACTGTCCCGGGACATTCAAAAGCTCGTTGAGGCATTTATGAAAAGCTACTCAAAGAGCTTGTCCGAGACAATGGACGATAGATTTTTTGATGGCTTCCTGTTAGGCGCGTTTTTAATGCAGTCTGCCACGGAAAAGTACGCTACGGTAAAGAGACCGGGCAATACTTTGGATAAAAAGTGGCATTTTGGAAACAAAAGCTACATTGACAATATCAATAATTACACTTACAGGCTCTTGTCGGGCGTAGATACGACGCTCAAACGGGGTATGCTTACAGATATAGCCCCGAGCATTTCAAAGCCCTTTAAGACACTTGAGAGGGCGATTAAGACTATGAGCGACACCGAGCTTACATACGCCTCCCGGCAAGGAACTCTCAAAGCAATGGGCGACGAGTACATTTTTATCGCAACACTCGATAATTTGACTTGTGAGATTTGCGGAGAGTTAGACGGGCAGACATTTAAGACGAGCGAGGCCGTTGTTGGCGTGAACTATCCGCCGATACACCCAAATTGTAGGTGCGTACCCGTACCAAAGGTGTTAGACGAGTACGACAGGATAGCAAAAGACGAAAAGGGCGTAAACATAACGGTCAAGATGGACTACTCCGAGTGGGTTAAAAAGTATGGTTTTAAGGCTTAACGCCTCAAAATATGTCGTTTAGGTGGACGATAAAACGCCTTACCCTACCATTTCAAGAGGTGCGACCTCGAAAAAAAGCGAAGAAACAGGAGGAAAAAGATTATGAAACGTGATTTTGTTGAAAACTTGCTAAAAGACAAGGTGTCAGAGGGCACAGACCTAAAGCCTATCATTGACAGTATTATGGACGAGAACTCCAAGGATATTGGAAAGGCTAAAGGCGACAACGAGAAGTTATCCGAACAGGTTGAGCACTTGACACAGGAGATTAGCGACAGAGACGCGCAGTTGGCAGAACTCAAAAAGGTAAATGCTGACGAGTTGAAGTCAAAGATCGAGGAGCTTGAGGCAAAAAACAAGGAAAGTGCTACCGAATACGAGGCAAAGGTAACGGAATTAAAGCGCGAAAGTGCTATCAAGGAGTCTCTTTACGAGAACGGCGTTACCTCCATAGAACAGGTTATGAGGCAGCTTGACCTTGACGCTATCACATTCAAAGATGGTTCACTTATCGGCTTAAAGGAGCAGATAGAAACACTAAAGGCCGATCCCGTGTTGAAAGGGTGGTTTAGCACCTCGACAAATTTAGAGGGCGCAAAGCCCAAGGATAGCAACACGACGCCCCCGGATGGAGGCAAGGACTTGTCAGAAATGGGGTATGACGAGTTAGTGGAGTACGCCAAAACACACCCCGATTTCGATTTTAGTTAATAGGAGGTAACACAATGGGCAATTTTGACGCAAAAGATTTTAATAGCAATGCGTTTAAGTATCGCGTAGGTCGCATTCCTAACCTCGTAGGCAATGAGATTGTTAAGTCTCGTGCTATTGTTGAGGATAGGGAGCTTACAGATACTATGAAAGCACAGAACGGCGTTTCATACGTCTCTATGGCTCTGCGCGGACTGCTTGACGGCGACGCCGTAAACTATGACGGTGCAACCAACATTACGGCTACAAGCACAAAGAGCTTTACACAGTCTTACCAAGTAGTAGGTCGTGCAAAGGCTTGGACAGAAAAGGACTTTGCTTACGACGTAACAGGCGGCGTTGACTTTATGGACAACGTGGCTTCACAGGTAGGCGACTACAAGCAGGCTCTTGACGAAAAGACCATCCTCGCAGTCCTCAAAGGAGTATTCTCTATGAGCTCCGGGACAAAGAACCTTGAGTTTGTAGACAAGCATACCACACAGATTTCCGGCAACGTTGGGGCAACAACCCTCAACTCCGCAGCAAACAAGGCTTGTGGCAAGAATAAGTCACAGATCGCTCTTGTTTTCATTCACCCGGACGTAGCAACCAACCTTGAGAACCTTAACGTTCTTGAATACCTCAAGTACACCGATAAGGACGGTATCACAAGAGACCTCCCTCTCGCTACTTGGAACGGCAAGACCGTAGTAGTTACCGAGGACGTGCCCGTAGACGTTGTTTACGAGCTTACAAAGGACGTTGCTATCGACGCAACAAAGACCTACTACACAAAGAGCGGTGACAACTACGTTGTAGTGGCAGAGCCCGACGTAGACGACATTGCTACATACTACGAGCAGTTTGAGGACTACACCACATACGCTCTCGGGGTAGGCTCTATCGTTACTGCCAACCCCGGCGCAAAAGTGCCTTACGAAATGAGCCGTGATCCCAAGACAAACGGTGGTGAGGACACTCTGTATATGCGTCAGAGAAAGGTATTCGCCCTCAAGGGTATTTCCTATACAAAGTCCTCACAGGCTTCCGAGTCTCCCACAGACGCAGAGCTTTCAACAGGCTCAAATTGGGAGCTCGTACATAGTGGCGAGTCCGTAGCAGCTAACCGCTCCTACATCAACCACAAGGCAATAGCGGCTATCCGCATTATTTCAAGAGGTTAATCAACTATGACGGTAGAAAAGGTTAAGGAGTTTTTACAGAGTATCGGTTTTTCCACGTTCACGAGTGAACAGGAAACCATTATTGAGACGGCTTTTGCCTCGGTAAAGCAGCGCATATGTAATATCTGCAACCTTGACACCGTACCGTCCGAACTTGATTACGTGGTGTTGTATCGCACCGTAGGGAGCGCGCTTGCGTCGCTCAATGCTATCGGTGCGATACCATCAACTCTTGATTTTGCCAAGGGCATTAAAGAGACCAAGATAGGCGATACCGACGTTTCCTATATTTCATCAACCGCCCCGGATAAAAGGTTTGAAATGTGGGTTGACGTCCTATCCTCATACGGAGCGAGGGAAATATACTCGTTTAGGCGAATGAGATGGTAGATTTTTCAGAGCATAGGGCGGCGATAGAGGAGCTATACACCGGGGTATGCACTATCACTAACCGAGAGACAACGATAGTGGACGGCATAAGCGAAAGCGGAAACGCGGAGATTTGCAAAAATCAACCCTGTCGTTTGAGTTATAAGTCGTTTCCACAGTCGGTTGACGGCGACGAGGAATACAAGTCCTATCAACAGGTCAAATTATTCATAAGCCCGGAGGTAAACATACCGACAGGTTCAAGAATAGAGGTCACACAGGCCGGGAGAACTCAACATTTCGTTGCGAGCGGTATTCCGGCGGTGTACGACACGCACCAAGAGATTTCATTAGAAGTGGACGAAGTATCGTGAATATTGACGTTAAGCCTATTAAAGAGTTTCAAAAGAAATTGGCCTCTGCGGAGAAAAGCGTAGATAAGTGTTGCCGGAGCATAGCCAAGGAGTTAGGTTCTGCATATTTGCAGTCGGTTATACCTAAAACGCCCGTATATGCGCCAAAGACAGTAGGCGACCACTATTTCGAGGCATACGACCACGGCAGTAAGCGCAAGTCCGACGCAGCGTTGCGTAAGAAATGGAGCGAGGACAACCGCAACATTCGAGTCGTAAAGACGGGTGGTGATTATGAGGTCACGATTAGAAATTCGAGTCCGTATGCGTCTTTCGTTGACGAGGGGCACACCCAAAGAGTAGGGGAGAAATTTCCTACATATATGGACGGACAACTTATTATGGCAACCCACCGAGTCGCCTTTGTGAACGGAGAAAACTTTACAGGCAAGGCGATAGCGGAGGTAGAGCGCAAAGCACGGAGTATCGAGGAAAGAAACGTAAAGGTATGGCTAAAGATTTAATAACCGACTTGGTTAGGTCGCTCGGAAAACAACTTAACACAGAGTTTGGTTGCACGGTCTATATTGATCCGCAAGAGCAAGGCGTACACGCCCCCTGTTTCTTTGTAGAATTGGTAAGCTCTGATATAAAGCGGCTCATAATGGGGCGGGTGCAGTATTCGACGGTTATCCGCATAAAGTACCTCCCGGAGCACGAGGAATACGCTTTCAAGGAATATTACCCGATACTCGATAGACTGCGTCAGACGTTAGAGCTTGTGACTCTCTCAACAGGCGACAT